CCTAACTCTATAGCGGTATGTGGATCTGATATGGTACAAGGGTTGCAACGTGTAGATGTCGACAGATCTAAGGTTACTCTGGTTTTTGACAATGAAAGACGTAATCCTCAGATAATAAAAAAGATTGAAAATGCGATCGATAGCGGCTATAATATATGTCTATGGCCAGGAAATATCGAACAGAAGGACGTTAACGAAATGGTATTGTCAGGGAAGTCTCTGGCTGATATTAAATTAATCATAGACAGTAATACATATAATGGGCTCTCTGCTAAGATGGCTCTATCAACTTTTAAGAGGATATAATGACAGCTAAGCTAATAAGCTACTCACAGAATGAAAATGGCGATTCACTACTTGATCAGATTGCATATGCAGCAAGAGTGTCTAACCCAAATAACCAGAACAATAAGGATACAGCCGAGAAGCTAGTTCGCTATCTTATTAAGGAAGGCCATTGGTCGCCTCTAGAGATGGTAAGTGCTACTTTGGAGATTGAAACTACTAGGGATATTGCACGTCAGATTCTACGTCATAGATCATTCTCGTTTCAAGAGTTTAGTCAACGATATGCTGATCCGACTAAGGACTTAGACTTTGTATACCGTGAAGCAAGATTACAGGATCCTAAGAACAGACAGAACTCAGTAGAAGTAGATGATATTGATTTGCAACGAGATTGGGATAGAGCTCAAAGACGAATTGCTCATCTATCTAAAAAGGAGTATGTTTGGGCTATTAAAAAAGGTATTGCTAAAGAGCAAGCACGTGCAGTTTTACCAGAAGGTATTATGAGCTCACGTATCTATATGAACGGAACACTGCGTTCCTGGGTCCACTATATATCTTTACGGTCTGGAAATGGAACCCAGAAAGAGCATATGGACGTAGCAAGAGAATGTGCTAATGCTCTCAGTTCAGTGTTCCCTATGATAAACGAATTTTTGGAAGATGCATAAATGGCTTATGAATATAATTGTCGCGTTAGGCGCGTGGTCGACGGCGATACTGTGGACGTTGACATTGATCTTGGTTTCGATATTATACTTTCTAATCAGCGTATTCGCTTATATGGTATTGACACCCCTGAGTCACGCACGAGGGATAAGACGGAAAAGATATATGGTAAGCTTGCGACGAAGTATGTCGAAAATTACCTGGTCAAAGGCGAAAAGGCAGTTCTTAAGACGAGATTAGATAAGACTGGCAAGTTTGGAAGAATCCTTGGCGAGTTCATTGTATACGATAAGTCAGAAGACAGATATCAAAGCATGAATGAGATGATGATTAGAGACCATATGGCTGTTAGGTACCACGGCCAATCAAAAGAAGCGGTACAATTAGAGCATATTGAGAATAGAATTTTATTAGGATCCCCACATGAAACAGACAGCTGAAGAACGTGACGAAATTATTGCAAGAGCAGTAGCGCAAGCAAGACAAAATATTATCGAAATGAACGCAGGACCAATGAAGCATACCCTCCGTAAAAGAGCACGGCTGGAGAAGAAACTTTCTAAGAGAAGATAGATTATGGATTATACAATAACAGTAGGTAAACGGGATGGCTCGAAAGAAAATCTCGATCTTGAAAAATTTCATAAAGTAGTACAGTTTGCATGTGAAGGTATTGCAGGAGTCTCTGAGTCAGAGATCGAGCTTAAGTCACATATTAATTTCTACGATAAGATTACATCTAAAGAGATTCAAGAAACACTGATTAAAGCTGCTGCTGATCTTATTTCAGAAGAAACACCTAACTATCAGATTGTTGCTGGTAGGTTGATCTCTTATGATCTTCGTAAAGAGGTGTTCGGTGATTACGAACCTAAAGAGCTTATCGAGCATGTTAAGGATGTTGTTGCTGCCGGCTTCTATGATGAAAAGTTACTTGATTGGTATGATAGTTTAGAGTATGCGCAGATGAATAGCTGGATTAATCACTCACGTGATGATAATCTAACTTATGCTGCAATGGAGCAGATGCGCGGAAAGTATCTAGTTAAGAATAGAGCAACAGGTAAGTTTTATGAGACGCCTCAGATTGCTATGATGCTAATTAGTGCGACTCTATTCCATAAGTACGGTGAAGATAGGATGACTTATGTTAAAGACTTCTATGATGCATTGTCTCTATTTGATGTATCTTTACCTACCCCTGTTATGGCCGGGGTAAGAACTTCGGTACGTCAGTTTAGTTCTTGTGTGCTTATTGAGACTGACGATTCATTAGATTCTATTTCAGCTACAGCGAGTTCAATTGTTAAATATGTTTCAAAAAGAGCAGGTATTGGTATTGGTGCAGGAAGAATCAGAGCGCTTGGAAGCTCTATCAACGGTGGTCATGCTACTCATACTGGTGCTATCCCGTTCTATAAGCATTTCCAGTCTGCTGTCAGATCTTGTAGTCAAGGCGGTGTCCGTGGTGGCGCTGCCACTTTGTATTATCCTATTTGGCATTATGAAGTTGAGGATCTTCTTGTACTTAAAAATAATAAAGGCACTTCAGATAATCGAATCAGACACCTAGATTATGGCGTACAATTTAATAAAGTATTTTATGAGAGATTACTAAGCAATGATGATATTACCCTCTTCTCACCCTCAGATGTACCAGAGTTATGGGACCCGTTCTTTAGTGACTCCGATAAGTTCCGCGAGCTCTATGAAGCAGCAGAACGAAAGACATCAATCAGAAAGAAGAAAATATCAGCAATCGATCTATTCTCAGCGTTCATGCAAGAGAGAAAAGATACTGGACGTATATATCTGATGAATGTAGACCATGCAAATGATCATGGTGCATTTATTAAAGAAGTAGCTCCTATTAGACAATCTAATCTATGCTGTGAAATTAACTTGCCTACTAAGCCGTTATCTAATATTGACGATGAAGAAGGGGAGATTAGTCTTTGTACTCTAGCAGCTATTAACTGGGGTAATATTAAGAAGCCAGAAGACTTTGCTAAACCAGCCAACTTGCTAGTAAGAGCCTTAGATGAACTTCTAGACTATCAAGAGTATCCTGTAATTGCAGCTGAGCTTTCTACTAAGAATAGACGTCCATTAGGTATTGGTATTATTAACTTTGCATATTGGATGGCAAAAAATAATATGACTTATTCTGAACCTAATCTAGAATTGATTGACGAGTATGCTGAAGCATGGTCTTATCACTTAATTAATACTTCTATTGAGCTTGCTGAGACTAAAGCTCCATGCCCTAAAGCGCCTGAGACTCACTACTTCCATGGACGTATGCCTATTGATACATACAAGAAAGAAGTAGATGAACTAGTACCTAATAACCCTAAGATGAATTGGGATAATCTAAGATATAGAGCTAGAGCAAGTGGTATTCGTAACTCTACTCTAATGGCATTAATGCCTTCTGAGACTTCATCGCAGATTAGTAATGCTACTAATGGTATCGAGCCTCCTAGAGCATTAGTATCAGTTAAGCAATCTAAAGACGGTGTACTAAAGCAGGTTGTACCTCAGTTCCATCACTTAAAGAATAAGTATGAACTGCTATGGGATCAGCAATCACCTGAAGGTTATCTTAAAATTGTTGCAGTACTTCAGAAGTATATTGATCAAGGTATCTCAGTCAATACTTCATACAATCCAGTATTTTATGAAGATGAGAAGATCCCTATGTCTATTATGCTACAGCACTTGCTTATGTTCTATAAGTATGGTGGTAAGCAACTCTACTATTTCAATACTTATGACGGTGCTTCAGATGAGCAAGGTGAAGATACTCCTCTAGAAGAGAGTGAAATGGTAGATGGTGAAGATTGTGACGCCTGTACAATATAGTCATATGATACCTATAGAATATACTGAACTTAGATGTGCATTTGATCCAGAAAAGCTAGAAGCATATGAAAGCTTCTGTAAAGATTACGTTAAAGATAAAGTAGTCTGCGACCTTGGCGCTGGATGTGGTATACTAAGCCATATTGCGCTTCATTATGGCGCATCCAAAGTCATATGTATGGATCAGAATGATAAAGCTTTAGAGATAGCAAAGAGATTATTGAACACTGATAAAGCTGAATATATTGTATGTGATCTAACTAAGGTAACCTTCCCAGAAGCTGATATCTATATTCATGAGATATTCGGAACTGTTTTATATGAGGAACGCATTACTAGCATCTTTAGTAACTTAAAGAGACAGTGCCTTGAGGATAAATGCTTTCCTAATAAAGGTGAGTTCTTCTCGTTTGAGTGTGATAAGTTAACTGAAGAAGATTATGAATATAGTATAGAAGATTTTCCTGAAGCAACTAAAGAGTATCACGCTCTTCTTAATGAAGAGGAAATAAAATTAGGGTCGAAAGTAGTGTCATCTCGCTTCTATAATTATAAAGAAAAAAAGTTGCTAAAAAGTTTTGATTTATGTGTTGACTCTGGGACGAGGTACATATATAATATGTTAGAATTGGTCCCCAGGTTCGGTTGGCGGGCTTATTTCCCAAACGGAGCTAGTTTTTCAAATACCCCGCGCACCGGGAACAATTGGTATGTACTTGACGGTAGCCGCAATGGCCGATATGTCAAGCGCATGCAGTTAACACATAAACCAGAAGCAATAATAAATCCATATGAGGTCGATTAATGTCAGTATTTACAGTAAGCAAGAAACCATCTAAATCGCGTAACATGTTCTTCGACGATCCGGTCGATATCGCGCGTTATGATGATGTTCGTTATCAACAGTTTGAGAAGCTTACTGACAAGCAATTAGGATTTTTCTGGAGACCAGAAGAAGTAGATATTCTTAGAGATTCAAAAGACTTTAAGAACATGAGTGAAGCAGAGCAGCATATTTTTACTTCCAACCTTAAACGTCAGATCTTATTAGATTCTGTACAAGGCCGAGCTCCCAACTTAGCGCTTCTTCCTATTGTGTCTCTTCCAGAACTTGAGACATGGATTGAAACCTGGGCATTCTCAGAAACTATTCACTCTCGTTCATATACGCATATTATTAGAAATATCTATGCTGATCCTTCTATTGTATTTGATAAGATTACCTCTAATAAAGAGATTACAGATTGTGCTGAGAGTATTAGTAAGTACTATGATAACCTTATTGATCGTAATAGAATCTCACCTGGTTTTGGTTCCTATGAGCATAAGAAGGCTTTATGGTTATGTATTAATGCCGTTAATGCACTAGAGGGTATTCGCTTCTATGTATCATTTGCTTGCTCATGGGCATTTGCTGAGTTAAAGAAGATGGAAGGTAATGCTAAAATTATTAAGCTCATTGCCAGAGATGAAAATGTTCATCTTGCATCTACTACTCATATTCTTAGACTTCTCCCTAAAGAAGATAAAGACTTTATTAAAATTAAAGAAGAGTGTGCTGACGAAGTTTTAGAGATTATGAAAGAGGTAGTAGATCAAGAAAAGTCCTGGGCTGATTATTTGTTTAGAGACGGCTCTATGATTGGTTTAAATGCTAGTGTACTTAAAACATATATTGAATGGATTGCTGCTAAGAGATGTACTGCAGTTGGTATCAAGCATAATTTTGCTGGTGGATCTAATCCTCTACCATGGACTCAAAAATGGATTGGAGGAGGGGAAGTACAAGTCGCTCCTCAGGAGACAGAAATCTCGTCTTATATTATAGGCGGTGTTAAAAAGGATGTAGGTTCAGATACATTTAAAGGATTTAGTTTATAATGGCTGTCACGATAAGAGTAAGCTGCCTGGAATGTGATTGTACTTGCCTAGTGGAAGTAGAGCCATCATGGGACATTAGATACTGTCCATCATGTGGCAGTAAAGTTGAAGTAGACGAAGATGACGTTGTACATGAAGATCTAAACTTCGATGATTGGGATGATTAATGGTTTGGTTATATGATGGTAAAGAATTTACTTCAGAAGATATTGGTGATTATCAAGGGTTCGTGTACTTAATTACTAATCAAGAGAATGGAAAAAAATACATTGGAAAAAAGTTTTTCAAGAAGCCTAAAGTATTACCAAAGACCAAGAAAAGAAAACGTCGTGTCAGAACAACAGTTGAATCAGACTGGAAAACATACTACGGATCATCTGAGCATCTTCTCAGAGATATCGAACAGTGGGATGATGACCAAAGAGGAGTGGGACTTAAACGTGAGATTACACGCTTGTGTAAAACCAAAGGTGAATGCTCTTACTACGAAATCAAAGAACAATTAGCAGTTGATGCTTTATTAGATGAGAGTTACTATAACTCATTTGTAGGCTGTAAAATACATAGAAAACATGTACTAAATGAATAACTATGCAATCAAATATAGACCAGGAGCAGGAGGTGAGTTCCTAGTATGTATGATCGAAGGACTAGATAAAGATATTATCGTAGAGCCAGATGAGAATAATAGATACGTAGGTTCACATGTTGAGTCATGGCATCAAAACTTAGGTCATTATTTTAATAATTCAGGACTTACTCATAATAATGTCCCTAGATTTAGTGAGCACGAGGTACCTGATAAGCATTGTATGACATTTCATCTATGGAACTTGGATTATATTATTCAGCTATGTAAATTAAAGACAAAAGTCCTAGTTATAGAGGACTCAACCATACACTCTGATATATTGGCATTCCACAAGATACCTACATATAAAGGTAAATCAGCTGAAGATCATGTTAAAGTGCAAATGCCTCGTTATAAAGAATGGGCTCAAGTCTATAGTGATAATGAGACTGTTATGAACTATGCTAAGAAGTTACTTGACATACGAACAGTTGAGCATGATGAGTTCTATGAATATTCTTTTGAGCAATTAGAGGAAATACTTACATGGCTTGCTGGAGTAAAATTAACAAAAGAATGGTATGAGATATTTAAAACAAATACTATTACCAATAAAGGTATTATAAATATACACAAAGATGACTTTATAAGGAACCTGGAGACAGAAAATGACACCAACTGAATTTGTAAAAGATATTATGAAAGAAAACGAAGCACTGTTTAAAGCTTCAAAGATGAACGTGAAGAAGTACTTCGAAGATCAGCCTGATCAGTCACATCTAGTAGACCACTTTATTGGACGTATGGTTAATGAGCATATGAACTTCGAAGAAATTACTCAGCAGCTACATGATAATGATAAAATGCCTAAAGATGAGAGAGCGCTTCTTGCTAAACAAGCAATGGATGAAGCAAAGCATACTAAGATGGTACGCGAAGTTATCGAGCATATTCTCGGTGAAGAGATTGACTTTGATGCTGCAGTAGCTCGTGAAAAAGAGCTTAATACTGCTAAAGGTGCTACGCTTCTAGAGACATACGGCGCTCAAGATGATGAGGCTGCTCTTGCTGCTTATCAATTAGTAGCTGAAGGGCGGGCTCAAGCAGTATGGGATCAGATGGCTGATACTATCGAAGATGATTTCATCGCAACTAGATATCGCGAGATCGCTAAAGACGAAGGTTTCCACTCTAAGATTGGTGCTCGTAAATTGTCTAAGATTGCTACAACTGAATCGATACAAGATAAGGTACGTACTCTAGTATCTAATATGAGAAAAGATCTCTTTGAGATTAGTTGCAAAAACACAACAGAAGCACCTGGCGCTCGTCAGTTGGTTCAAGAGGCTTACGGCTGGTAAAAAATGATTATAGGACTCTCCCAACGAGTCCTAACCTATAGGGAGAGGGAGTATGACTCTTTAAGCAGGGACTTTTATAAGTTCTTTAAGGGTCATACTCTTCTACCCATACCTAACGGGTATAGTATAGATTATGATGCGTTGGTAAATCAGATTGATATTTTTGTAATTACTGGTGGAGAAGCTCATCCAGATAGAACTCAAACTGAGTTACTAATAGCAGAAAAAATGACAGCGCTTGGTAAACCAGTAGTTGGTATTTGCTACGGCGCATTCCTATTAACGGAAGTTTTAAAAGGGTGTGTGCAAACAATGTATGACATGCCTTCTGGTATTGATCACAATATATTCTATCATACTGATCTAGAAGAATATGAAGTAAACTCTTTTCACAATCAAATTATCACCCATGAGCCTCCAGGCTCAAAAGTACTGTGTTCAGATGAATATGGTTATGTTGAAGCATGGGTTAAAGGGAATGTAGCAGCTGTAGTATGGCACCCAGAAAGAATGAATGAACCTTGGTTGCCATCTGAGATTAATAATCTTTTGAAAAAACAGTTGCAATATGTGTTACATTAGGATATAATTATAGCATGATTAAATTAAAAGAACCATTAACAGTAAGAGATAGATGGAACTTTAAAGTTACTTATCTCGAAGAGCATGAATACCAGACCTTTACTCCAGAAGGAATGGCTTACATTATGTTGAATAAATCAATGTACTTCAATGACGATGGCTATATGGCCCATAAGACAGGATGTGTACAGACATCTTCAAGGTTCGGTATTACTACCGATGAAGGCACCGCAGTTGTTATCGAGTATCCAGGATTACATCTTCTAGAAGATCGTATCTATTTACAGAACGAACTAGATATGGGTAATCTTGCTTACATGGATGGCGGCACTAACACCACTGCTATTAACCCAGGCAGGTTAGGTGATCCGGTTGTAAACTATGTACACTTCCCTGCAGGTATGCACCAAACTCTACATACACATCCTTCACATAGAATAGGATTATGTGTATCGGGTAACGGTAGAGTGCAGCTAGAAGGTCATGAGTACTTTGATGTGAAAAATGGCGAGGCATTCTTTATGCGACGCAACGAACTTCATAACTTTATGTGCCAAGATGAAGATGTAGTATTATTTGTGTGGGCTCCAGACTCTGGAACAGGCCCTACCGATGAAGTAAATCCCTTGAAAGTAAGAACTTATGTCGGGCAACAATTCACTAAATAAACGACTTCTCATTCTAGCAGGAGCACAAGGTTCAGGTAACCATTTGTTTGCTAGATTGTTCTCTCTACATGACAGCGTTAAAGGTTGGGATAAACTGCTTGAAAAGTATTGGGTACCTTCTGATGAGGAACCCTTTGCTAGAGCGTTTGTAGACCCTTCAGAGCTCAACGCTGAGCTATTGGAAGAGTATACGGTAATGAATGTATCGTATCCGTTTATATACAATGGAGAGAAGGTTTATCCTAAGATTAAAGAAGTGGCTGACCTAGCTACTGACTTAGGAGTTAAGGTACAGATTGGTATTATAGTAAGAGATCATAATATCAATCGATTGCAGCAGCAACGTGTAAGAGGTTATGTTGCATTTGATGAAGCCAGAACTTACTTCAGACATTTAGACAATGAAGAGTATGATATACATTTCATTAGTCACGAATCCTTATTTGCATATCCTAATATGTATATGAGATATCTAGGCCAGCAGTTAGACTTTCCTGTTGACTGGAAAAATGCTAGCAGTCATATTGACGTAGCACCTAATAGTAAGTATGCATTGGCTGGATGAACTAGTTCACGCCGGCCTTCGCACTAAGAGCGAGAGGGGCATAGATAATTAAAGGGAGGTGAGTTAATCACTGGAACCCTCTCGCTCTTAACCTTTTTTATATGTAAAGATCTCAATTAACTCTTCTTTACCCTTAACCTTGATATCACCAATCTTAACAGATTCTATATCAGTAAGTTTGTCTTTAGTAAAGCTTGAATATATTGTAGGTTGTTCTAGATAATCACCTCTGGCGGCTGTTGCTTCCAGCCGTGCAGCTAGATTAACTGCATCACCTATAACACTATAATCAAAACGGCTAACGGAACCCATATTACCAACAATGCAGTCACCAGTATTAACTCCAGTCCCGACACGGATTGTTGGAAGACCCATTTCTCTATAAACTTCTTGTAATTCTTTAGTAGCATCTTCTATCTCCATAGCTGATTTTACTGCCATATCGGCATGATTTTCGCATGGTAAAGGAGCGTTCCAAAAAGCCATTATGCAATCGCCCATATATTTGTCAATAGTCCCACCGTTATTAAGAATAATATTAGTCATTTTATCTAAGTAATTATTAATAAGTTTAACTAACCCTTCTGGGTCATCGTTATTTTTATAGTGTTCTGATATGGGAGTGAATCCACATATATCCATAAACAGGAATGTCATCTCTTTTCTCTCACCACCAAGTTTTAGGAGTGATGGATCTTTAGCAAGAGCATCAACCATATCTGGAGATAAGTAAGTACCGAACTGACCTTTTATCATCTGCTTCTGCTTAAAGTTAGTATAGAATTGTACAAAAGAACCATGAGCAAATACAAGCATGAGAGTTAAAAGAGGGAACGTTGGATCAAATAAGAAATAATTATAACTGAAAAGATCAGATGCTCCATACACAACACCCATTGAGAATACTATGAATACACCACCAGCAACTAATATAGGTGCTAATCTGAGAAACAGTATAACTAGTATAGAGAGAAGAACAGTTGTAGCGATTTCGTATATCTTGAACTCAGGCATTCTCTTAATGCTGACTCCATCGATCATTGTCTTAAGTAAGTTAGCTTGAACGTCATGAGGGTACATTGAACCTAATGGTGTAGATACTATAGTACTTCCGTTAAATGTAGCGCCTAATATAGCAATAGATCCAGCTGGAATTTTATCTATATCAGTAAACGAGTATCTCTTAAATTTATTCCAATATGCTAATGTTACATTACCTTGATTATCTGTAACTATATTTTTAAACTTAGGAATTCGTACAAATAGAATACCAAGAGGATCTGTCTTGATCTGAAACGTTGTATCCCCAGCTGTAACTCTAAGTATATCCAAAGCAAATGATGGATACATTTTATCTTCATATATGTTAACTAGAGGTATACGTCTAATGATACCGTCTTGATCTCTAGTACTATCTACAAGACCAAATCCATATGCTGATTCATGTAGTTCAGGTCTGGCAAATAATAACCCATCTCTTTCTCTTACAAAATTTGAGATAGGCTCTTCTCCAA